GTACTAAAAGTAAATTTTTGTTGACTTGTAGGTGTACCATTTGTTCTTGTTAATTTTGTACTAGCCATTATTTAATCTCCTTTTTAATTTTTTTATTTATTTTTTTCATTATATTATTCCTTATTAATTAAACTGTGCACTACCTTTAGCACCTACCTCAACAGTAATAGAAAAAGATCTAACAGCTGTTTGAGATTCAGCATCAGTAGCAGTTATTGTAAAATTATATGTAGTTTCAGCTGTAGTACCACTTTCAGTACCAGTAATAGCACCTGTAGAACTATTTAAACTTAATCCACCTGGTAAAGCACCAGAAGTAACAGAATAAGATACAGCACTATCAGATGAAGCACTTACACTAAGACTTACTGTATCACCACCAGTTATAGTTCCAAGAGTTCCAGCAGCAGTACTAAATGTAGGTGCTTGAGAAACTGTTAAAAGGCTAGTACTTGATAATACTGAATTTCCATTTCCATTTTCTACTCTTATTTTATAACTTCCATAAGAAGATAATGTAACAGCAATACTTAAAGATGTAGAGTTGTTAAATGTAACAGAGTCAGCTAAATAGTAAATTCCTGTAGAAGGATTAAATAATTCAACTTGTGGGGTATCAGAAAAATTACTCCCAGTAATATTAATAGTAGTTTGAGAATTATCTATGCTATTTGGACTGATAGAAGAAATAGTTGGTAAAGTTACACCAGGTATATTTGCTGGTAACCATTTACCTTGTGAATTAGAATATACTAATATTTGACCATCTTGAGGTGCATTAGTAACTGTATCTACATCACTTAATATAGAAATACCATCAGTAGTTTCTACAGTAGTTTCGGGAACTACATATTTAATATTTTTGTAAAATGCCATTATTTAAAATTCCTTATTTTGTATGTGACCCATGTAATATACATAGGCCACATAAATATTATTATTATTATAATGATTACTTTGTTCATTAATACCCAACCGAAAGTTGAACTTCCAGTCCAGATTAATTTAAATGCAGCACCATCAGTTGCAATAGTCATATCCTCAGATAAACTTGCAATCTTATTACCATTTCTTACAACAGTAATATTAGCAGTAGAAGCATTTTCAGCAACATCTATAACATGAACTTCATCACCAACACTTGGAGATGCAGGTAAAGTTACATTTACTGCACCAGTAGTAGCTGTATCAACAAAGTAACCTTTCATGCTTACTGCAACAAATGAAGCAGTTTTAATAGCAGTATCAAAAGTTAAACCTTGAATAGCAGCATCAGCTGGAACCCATTTAGAGTTAGCATTATCCCACTGTAAAAGTTGTCCATCAGTTGGAGCAGTTGTTGTAGTATCAACATCAGCTAGTACATTAATACTATCTGTAGTTTCAACCATGTTAGCAATTGCAGCAGGTTGTACAGCAGTATCAGCTTTTGTACCTTGTGCAGCTGTAGCATAATCAGCAACTGAAGTAGTTGCAACATTACCTAGACCTAAAGTAGTTCTAGCAGCTGAAGCATCAGCATCATCAACTAATGAAGCACCAAAAGTAGTAATAGTTGAACCAAGTACATAATCAGAAGCTGTTTCAGTAGCCATAGTTCCTAAACCAGTTACATCAGCAGCAGGTACAGCACCAATAGTTAGTTCTTGACCAGATAAAGATACAAAAGTTTTAGATCCACCAGCTATAGTAACATCAGTAGAGTTATCAGTACCAGCAGCATCAACGCCTAAAGTAGTTCTTGCTGTAGCAGCATCAGCATCATCTATTAAAGTAGCACCAAATGTAGAAACTGCAGAAGCATCTAATTTATTTGTAATTGCATTATTTAAAGTTGTGTAAACAGAAGCATCATCGTTAATTGCAGTAGCAATTTCTTCTAAAGTATCAAGAGTACCAGGAGCAGAACCAATTAAGTTATTGATCGCAGTAGATACATCAGTAGTAGTTGCATAGTTACTATCATTAGTAAATGTAGAAACATTAGTAGGTGTTCCAGATAAATCTGAATAAGCACCAGTTGTAGCAACAGTAGCTAATGATGAAGCATCAGCTTTTGCAGCTAAAGCAGTTGTTAAACCAGTTACTTGAGATTGAGCAATTGCTAAAGCAGCTTGATGAGTAGTAACGTGATTTTCTGTTACTGTTTGTAAAGCACTATCAGCTAAAGCACCTTGTGCAGCTGTAGCTAAGTGATTGTATTTTAAGTTTTTGTAAGTAGACATTTTTTATGTTTTCCTTTATTATTATTATTAAGTTATTATTTGTGTTTGATAAACCATCCAGTTGTACCACCATATATTAATGTAAGACCAGCATTTTCCAATCCTATATCCATATCTTGTGACAGTCCTTGAATGTCCTCTCCATTACCAGCAATTGTAATATTATTAGTATTTAAATTACCATTTACGTGGAGTACGTAAATTTCATCTCCTAAACTAGGTGTCAATGGTAGCGTTAATGTTACCGCATTAGAACTAGTATCTACAAAATAATTGTTATTAGCAACTAAAGTAGTATTACTAGTAATTGAAGTATTACCAATAGATCTTCTAAAATCTGTTGAATCTAGACTATCTAAAGTATCAGCATTAACATTTAAACCATCTACAAATGTTTTATTAACTCTAGTATCAATATCAGCATTAGCTAAAGTTGAACTATAATATTTATTTGTAGTACCTTCTGATAAATTATCAGTAGTTTTAAGACCTAATCTTGTATCAAAAGTTGAATCAAAATCAGTTATGTTTAGTTTAGTACCAATTAAGCTTATTAAATTAGCTCCAAATTGTGGATCATCATTTAATGCAGCAGCTATTTCATTTAATGTATTTAACAGTTCGGGTGCTGAATCAACTAAATTAGCAATTTGTTGATCAGTATAAGTATTAGCACCTGATAAGTTAGCATTACTAAAAGATAAATATAAATCAGAATATCTAATTTTATATTCATCAAATGAACCATCTTTTGTATAAAAGAAGTAGTCATTATTATTAAATGTAGTAGCAGTTGGTAAATTTGATAAGTCAGCATTAGGACCTTGCGGACCTTGAACACCCTGAGGACCTATTGGACCTTGAGGACCTTCTATACCTTGTATACCTTGAGGACCGGCATTACCTTGTTGTCCCATAGGACCTGTATCACCTTTGATACCTTGGATACCTTGAGCACCAGTAGCACCAGTATCTCCTTGATCACCTTTAGGACCAGCAGCACCAGTATCACCTTTTAATCCCTGTATACCTTGAGGACCTGTTTGTCCTATTGGACCTTGGATACCTTGTAAACCAGTATCTCCTTTAGGACCTATTGGACCTTGAGGGCCGGCAGGACCTGTAGCACCAGTAGAACCAGTTGGACCTGTACCACCATTAGCTATAGAGACTTTAATTTTATTTTTGTCAGTTATTGTTATAGACATATTTTATCTCCTAAACTTTTGGTTGGTATCTCATTACAAATAAGAACCTTATTGATTTAATTTCTTCACCAACAGTCCACTGAAGTTTCATAACAACTATATAAGGTGTTGTCGAATCTGGAGTGGCTGTATGTGTATTACCACCATGATCAAAATCTGATAATAATGTACTAGGTACTTTAAGATCAAATGATCCAGTAGTAGCATTAGTTATTAAATCAGTTTTTGTATATGATTGTACAGACGCACCACCATGTTTAGTAAGAGATTCTATTTTAATACAGCTTCTCTTTTCAGTCACAGTTGATGTAAATAATTCTGTGTTTATATTAAATGTTACAGATGGATCACTAAAATCAGTATCATTATCTGTATCAACATTTAATAAGAATTGATTACCCTTCTAGTACTTCTCTTGCAATAACAGAGTCAGCACCACCAAGGTAATGTCTTATGTTTGATATTCTCATATTTTTACTCCTATAGGTTAGTTTATGAGGTTTATTATATATAACTTTGGTTATATATTTTTATTTATTATAATTACTATGTATTATTAAAGAATGAAGTTTTATAAAAAGTTGGATAAAACTTATTCTGTAAGGGATACTTATAGGAATTTATAAGGCGTTTTTGGTTATTATACGCCTTATAAGAATTCTTTATAAGTTATTAATTTTCTTTTACCCAATCTGTACCATTCCATTTATATATATAAGAAGCAATAATTATATCACTATTGCTATCAGTTAATGTATAGGTAGTATTAGGATTAGTATATATAGTTGCACCAGTATCACTAGCTGTTAAAGATAAACCAGTAATATCACTATCATTATTAACTCTATATGCTAAATATAATTTAGTTGAATAGTAAACCATTTCAGAACCATTTAAAACAGTATCTGGCGTATCAACTGGTATATTATATATTTCAGAAATAGTTAACGATTCTGTATCAATAACATATTGACCATTTGTGTTAGCAACTATTTCAAAATAATTATCAATTAATTGTGGATTATTATTTATATCTTCTCCATCAAAAGTAAACTTAGGACTATGTATAGTATCTACTTTATATCCAGGTAATATAGTTCCTGAACTATTTTTAGTAGTATTAAACCAAGAATAATCTGATGAGATATTTGAAAATACATCTTTGTTAGCTAAAGTTACAGATCTTAATCCATAATAATTAGGAGTTGCTCCACCTAATTGATCTATAGAGGCATTACCTACACCTGTAGAGAAATTACCTAAAGTGTTTCCAGTACCTGTATTATTAGTAACTACTAATTGATATATATTATTTATATATTCACTATTAACAGATGTAAATCTAATTTGATTTGTTAATGGTTGATCTTTTTCTATATTCCAATCAGTTATTTCTGTATTAATATTATCAATTATATCTTGAATATTATTAACAGAGCCAATTAATGTTGGTACAAATCCAATATAATCTTGAGTATAATCAACAGAAGAACTTCCTGGTTTAGTTAATTTAATATTAGTTTTACCAGCATTATTTATATCAACTTGAGTAGTACCTAAGTTACCTTGTGTAATACTTTTAGTTATATTTGAATCAGAAAAAGTTATATCTAATCCTATATTATCTTGAATAGATGTAGTCCATATTACCTTTATTACTATCTATAGGATCTATAGAAGCAGTAATATATCCACTTAAAGAAGAATTTAATGCATCTTTAAATTCAATAGCTGAATTAACTGAGTTTAAATTATTACTAAATGTTTGATTAGTACCGCCAGTAAATACAACCTTACTAAATAATGGTGATCCATTTATAGTTTTAGTATATAAATTAGGTGCTGATATATTAAATGTTTCATTAATAATACCAGAAGTAGTTATAGAAGATGTACCAAAAGATATATCACCTTCTAAGTTACCACTAACATTATTATTAGTTACAGTAGCAGTCCATAATTCACTTAAATTAGAATCAAAAGGATCTATTGAAGTAAATGTAATTTTCTTTGTAGTACTATCATAAGTTGCAGAATAGTTATTAGGCACTTCAGTTGTAGAATTAACTAAAGCTACTAATCCATTTCCAATTTCATCTGTGTTATCATCATCTATATAATCAGCTACAACACTTAATGTTATAGTACCTATACCGTCTGGTTCAGTTAAACTTATAGTAGTTGAACCTAAAATACCTGCACCATCTGTTTCATATTCATAATTGTGAATTATATTTGAACCATCAGCAGCTATATCATTTATTGTAAATGATGTTATTTCATTTGTAGTAGTACCTGTATTAACAACTATTCCATAACCTGATAAATTAACAGAGTTATTATTAGGTGAAACATCACTAATATAACTAGGTAAAGATACATCTAAATTATTTATATTTAAACCTAATAAAGATGTTCTAATTTCATTTAAAGCTTCAATAGCATTTATTCCAGGTGTAAGTGAAACATTATTTAAACTGCCTAAAGATCCTAAACTAATTGAAAATTGTGTACTTGAACCAGTAACCCATCTAGTATCTGAAGTAGGTTCATTTGTATTATAAATATATAACTTATTATTTAAAATAAATTCATTATTTAATCCTATAATATCACTTGTATCTGAATAGGTTAATTGTGATGAATAACCACTACCACTATTAGTATATACTTGAGTATCAGTAGTTGATACTAAAATTACAGAACTGTCATCTATAACATGAATATTATTTTGACTATTTGCAATATTAACACTTGTAATAATATCTGAGCCTGACCATGTTCCTGAGTTTGAATAAACAGAACTAATTGTCATATCTTATCTCCTTTATTAGTTAAATTGTGCACCACTAGTTGCAACTAAGTCATCATAATTTAATATGCTTGATTGAACAACTTGTGATCCAGTGTTAGTATAAGTAATTACATTACTATTAGAACTTGCAGTAAAGTTACTTAAATTATTAATTTGTGTTGCTATAGCTGTAGCAGTTCCTTCAATTGTTGAAGACATGCTTCCAGTTAATATTCCATAATCAGTTAAGCTTAATACATATTTTCTAACAGAATTTAAAATATTAGTATAATCACTATCTAAAGTAATTGTATAAGTATTAGTTGTACCAGGTCTAGTTAAATTTATTTCTCTAACTTTTGAACTTGTAGTAACTTTTATAGTATTATCATCTTGAACTTTAATAGATAAAACACCATTAATAGTTTCAACATCTTTAAATACCTTTTCAAATCTATGATAATATTTAATTTTAGTACCATTATACCAAACAATAATATTTTGATTTGCGTCTATAATGTTATTATTAATATCTAAATTAGATATTGTATCTAATATTGCCATTATTTATTCTCCTTAATTTTTATTGATTAGTTAAATTGTGCACCAATTAAAGCTTCTTCAGTTCTAGGTATTAGGTTACAATCATAAATAGTACCAAATGAAGTTGATGAATTATAAACTAAAACATCATCTCCTAAATTGATAACATTATTATTAACATTTGTTATTCTAGTATGATACTTCCAAGTATTTACATCTAATTTAAATACAAATAGTTGATTATTAGACATAACATAAGCAGTTGTAGTACCTATAGATACAGATCTTCCAAAATTAGAACCTACACCATCGGCTACAAGTGAACTTAATTCTATAGTACCGTTAACTAAAACACTATTATTTGAACTATCAGCAGTTAAGTAACCTGCAGGACCCCATACTTTAGCGTTTGAAACTGATTTTCTAATTGTATTATTTTGTAAATCATCAGCTAAATTAATATGTAATAATTCTTTTTGAGCTACGTTACCTCTTGTACCTGTAAAACTTATTTCTTGTACTTCATTTACTGCTGTACCAGAATTAAAATTAGAAGGAAATGTAACAGATCCTGAACCATCAGATTCACCAGTTCTAGTAATTGTATTAATAGAAGTTCCAGCATATCCTAATTTTTGAACAGCTGAAGATGGACTAAATGTATCTCTCATATTAAGACCATTAACATCATCGGCATATCTAATTTGTGTATATCTATTTACAACACCAAATGGATTTTCAGTATCATTGGGATCAATAATAATTCCAGAAACACCAGAAGTTATACCTCCAGAAGTTGGTCTAAATATACCATAATCATAAGAATTAGAAAATGATCCTCTAGCAAATTGGTTAATAGGTCTTACCCAAAATACTAATGTATCTGTAAATTCAATATCAAATACTTTATGTGATACAGTTGCACCTTGTGTAAATGGACCTGTAGATGTTCTAAATGAAATATTAAATTCTCTATCAGTAATAGTATTATTAATATCATTACCAATATAAATTTCAAATGTTTCTACTAATCCAGTAGGTACAGTCCATTGTAATTCTACAAATGGTGTAGATGAATTTGTATCACTATTAACTGAAGTTAAATCACTAATTAATCCAAAGTTTCTAGGATTAGCTAAGTTTGTATTTGGAGCAGTTTGAAATTCTGTTAACGCTTCTTCAGTATATGCATCTGCATTATATTCTTGAGCAGTTATTGAATAACCTGATACTCCATCACTATTCATTTCAGTTTCAGAAATAGAATTAATTCTAAATGATTTATTTGTAAAACCATAAGTATCATTTGTAACTGAAACTATATCTGTAACTTGTAAAGCTAATGCCCTTGTATCTGTTTTAAAAGAAATAATTAAATTATCTCTTGATTTTTTAAGAATAACATTACCAGCTCTTTCAGCCATAATATTATTATTTATAAATTTAAATCTTGTATCTTGAACTAATTCAGGTTCATTAAATGATTTTAAATTATCAGGTAAATCTAAAAATACTTGATCATCTTGATATTTTTGATCATAAGATTGAAATGAAATATTCATTTTATTTAATGAACTATTAAATCCATCATTAATTATAGTAAAATCACCATACATATTATCTTGATTAAAAGACATAATAGGTGTTCCTATAGTATCTGAAAGAACTTGAAACTGTCCTAAATGATATCCAAATATAGATTGTGAATTAGTAGATAAATCAGAAATAATTAAATCTCTTTCATCATTTGTATTAACAACACCATTTGAAGTATATCTTTTTGAAGATGTACTATTACCATCTTTATCTGTATGTGTAATATTATTATCACAAAATGTTTTATGAGAAGCAAATGAATCTAAATTAATATCACTATCAGATAATACATCACCACAACCATAATAACTATTAGTTAAATAATCTAATAAACATTCAGCTGGATTATTTGAATAAGAAATATCAGTAGATAATGTAGAGCCTGTAAATGTCCTAACTAATTTACCTTGTACTTCTGCACCTAATTTACCTGTTAAACCAGTTACAGATTCATCTCTATTATATTTTAATTCAACATATAAATATGCCACATCAGGCATAGTTCTATTTTCTGCATTATTAGCCCACTTAGAAGAAAATGATTCCATTGGAGAACATCTTCCACCAGCTTTAAATTTTTTAATTACTAAATTACCATTTAAAAAATCATCAGAATTACCACTTGCATCTACTGCATTAGTAACATTACCGTCATTATCTAAAGTTAATTGATAATTATCCCACCAAATGTTTCCAATATTTTCAATTGGTCCTTCACATAATGAAATAATAAATGCCATTTTTTGGTTATCAGATGTTATATCAGCAAATGTAATTGAACCAAATACTCTACTATTGCCATATACAACTGGTAATTTATTATTAGGATCTGAAGCTATTCTTTGCTTAACACCTTGATCAGGTGCACCATCGCCTGGAGAAGGTACATCAGGTGCAAATAGTTTATTAGTAATAAATGAAACTGCTACTGATAAAGCCATTCTTATTATCATTCCTTTTATACCAGGAGCTAATGCTGCTGATATTAAGGGTGCTGCTGCTGCCATAATTAAATTTCCTTTTTATACATTGATTGAAATTCTTTATAGTTCAATTTATTAAAATTAATATTAGTTTCTGGAATACTATAATAGATTATATCTTTTACTTCTTTATGATTTTTTATAGTTTCTTCCAATTTTTTATTCATTCGATAAAATATAGATGATCCTCTTTTATCAGGATGTACCCAAGTTAATAAAATATGTAATTGTGTTCTATATGGATTTAATAAATTAGGTATTTTAATTCCTAATAATACTCCATCAATAACACCATTTATATTTTCTGATACTATAACAGTTTTATCTTTTACACATGCATGTAATAAACCTTTATAGTATTCTCTATTATCTTGATCAAACTGACCAAATTCGAATTCATTTTTATGTTGTTCTAGTAATTCTACTCCTGAATCAACATGTTTAAATTCTGCAATTTTTATCATTATATTTATCCTTTATATTTTATTATTATATTTTTTATTCTTCTGCACCAAATCTAGGATTAAAGTCTACCATTGAGGCAACAAATTCCATAGAAGCATCATTAGGTGTATGTTTTTTAAATGAACTATCAGATGTAAACCTACCTGATTTAGTATTTAAAATAGCACCAACTATATTTTTACATTCTACAGTTATATTAATATTACCACTATCAGTATTTTCTTCATCTACTGCATGTGAATTAATTATACCTTGCCATTTTTGATACACTTGACCTTCAATAGCACCTGTATCATCATTCCAAAATGCTTGATATATAGTTACTATACCACCAATAGAATTAACATTTTCTAAAGCTGCTATAATTGTATTGGGTACACCATTTAATTTTATAGATACTGCATTAGTTTTAACATCTTTAGTTTCTTCAACTGCAGATAAACTTAATACATTAGAACCAGGTATATAAGTATCCCCATTATAAGTTATATTCGAATATCCTGTATTTAAAAATAAACTATCATTATTATCTGAAGTTACTTGAAATTTTACCAATTGTATTGGATAAGTATTATTAGTAGCTACTTCAGCTAATGTTGTTGAATCTATTGTTCTAGACATTATAATATCTCCTTAAATGTAAATGTATCATATAAGTAATAGTTATAGCCTGGACCAGGTACAACTGTTACATTTGGTCTTCCATTTAACATCATTTTAAATTGTACATTATTACCATAAGTAAATGTATCAGAACTAGTAATAGGATTAATAGCACCTGTATTTAATTGAAAAGTTAATAAGTTACCAAACTGTGCAGTTGCATCTTGTTTAATTTGATATACTTTAGTACTTGAACTAAATTGTATAAAATCTCCAGCTTTAACATTACTAGACATATCTACATTAGATAATTGTACAGTAGTTCCACTAGTATTAGCATCTACAACAGTAATAGTAAGACCGCCATTAGATACAATGCTTCCATTAGCAAAAGTTAAATCAATTGTAGAAGGTATGCTTGAAGTTTGAAATTCAATACCATCATCTAAGCTTAATAACTCAGCTTCAATTTCATTATATTTTGATTTAGTCAATAAAGGCAAGTTAGCTTCCATACTATAAAATGTTGGACTGCCCCTTTCTTGTCTAGCATAGCCAGAATTAGATATAGACTTTCTAACTCTTGCAGATCTATTTAACGATATATCGTTTGTGTAATCGAATATTTTTGACATGTTTATCTTTTCCTATTTCTTAAACCAGCAGTATTTCTATCATAACTTTTGTTAGCACCACCTACTTCAGATGGACTAGAAGATATAATAGATTTAATTTGATCAATTGATCTTTGATCTACATTACCACTTATATTTATATTTGTAATATTTGTACCTTTAGAAGCACCAGCAGAATTAACTTTATCTCTTGGTATAACAACTTCACCTGGAGTTAACATAGCAGGAACCCTGTCAGTATAAGGAGCACCACCTGGTACAATACCACCTTTGTTAAAACCTAAAAAGGATTTACCCATACTAAATAATGTACCTAATTTGCTTCCGCTACCGCCCATTCCAAATGACCCAGACATACCTGCACCAGGTCCACTACCAAAACTCATACCAGATAGAGCTTTAATAGCTTTAGAAGCAAGTGCTTTAGTTTCCATTCTAATTACTTGACCTATAAAATCATTTGCTAAGTCTTTAAAATTAAGTTTTCCAGTTTGAACAAATTTAGCTATTGCATCTGTCATATTGTCAAATACATTTTTACCAAGTTGTTCATAATTTTTAGTAGTATCCATAGCTTCTTTCATAGATGAATTAACACCTTTAGAAAATGCTTCAGATATACTTACAACTTTTTCAGATGCTTTTTCAGCTACTTCGACAACCTTTTCAATTGATTTCTCATTTCTTTTATTATTTTCAATCATCCCATCAATTAAACCATTTTGATTAGTACTACTTCTTTCAGCAGCACCAGATAATTCAAAGTATTCTTCATTTATTTCTTTTAATTTATTTTTAGCTTCATCTAATTTAGTAGTATCAACATTTAAACCTATTTTTGAAGAAAGCTTATTCATTAAACTTAAAAATGATATTTCAAATTTAAGGAATGCTGCAATAGCTCTGTTAAGTTTCTTAATAACAGCCTCTTTAATAGCATCACCAAAAGCAAACCATAAACCTACAGCAACTTGTAAACCAGTTATTATAACACCTATTAAATTAGCTCTCATAGCTATATTAAATGCGTTCATTCCAGCTGTAGCTGATTTTAATCCTATAGCAAATTGACTAATAGCAATTCCCATATTAATAAATGTTCCACTTACTTTTAAACCTATTATTAACTTAGCAACTGTTACAAACTTATTAAAGTTTTCAACCATAAATCTAACACCATTACCTAAAGTTTTAAATGCTTCAGCTAATTTTGTACCTATCTCAAAAGCAAACTCTTTTAATTTTTCGTCATTCTTTTGAAAATCACCAATTAATTCTTTAACTTGTGCTGATAAACCTTCAAATAAAGGTACAGCAGCAGCAGCTTTAAATCTAATCATAGCATCTTGTACTAAAGATGTATTACCTGCCAATGTTTTAGCTAGTTCACTAGTTGTTTTACCAAATCTTCCACCAGGACCAAAGTTTTCTTCAAACACTCTAACTGATTCTTCTACTGAATATCTTACGCCTGCTTCAAATCCTAATAAACCATTAACACCTTTATCTCTTAATAAGTCAGCAGCAGCTACACCAGCTGAAGCAACTCTTTGATACTGCAATGCAGCGTCTTGAAAAGATAAGTTTGCAGTAGCAGCAAGGTTACCTACAATCTTTAAATTCTTACCTAGCTCTTTAGGACCATCTGATATAGCAGCTAAGGCAGTACCACCTTGAATAATTTCATCAAGTGTAAATGGTACTTTACCAGCAAATTCATTTAATATATCAAAAGCTTCTCCACCTTTTTTAACATCTCCAAAGAACGCATTGAATTGAATTCTTGATTTCTCCATTAAGTTACCAACACTTATAGTAGACTTAATAAAAGAACCAGCTGCAAATGTGGCTGCAGCAAAACCAGCAACTACACCTACTTTTAAAGTTGTTGCAAGTGCACTAAATGAGGCTCTACCTTTTAAGGCTGCACCTTCTAGTGATCTCATTCTAGTAGCAGCAACTGTAGCTTCTCTACCTAATTTATCTACGCTTCTGTTTAAAGAGTTTACTTTACTTGTACCCTTAACATTAGCGAATATATCCAGCTTAACAGCCATAATTTTATTTCCTTAAATTTATATCAATCTATGTGTTATTTATTTTCGGTTAATTTTTTATAGTCTCAACAATTACGTCATCAAAGTATTTATAAAATGCAGATTCTATAAACTTTGTAGGGGCTTGTTTTGAGTGCCCGTTATTTAAAAATTCTATATATTCAACACCATTAGTAACTACTATTTTAGTAGGCTTATTCTTAGGCGCTAATATTGTTATACTAGTTGGTGTTTCTTTAGCATTAATATATTTTTCAGTATATCCAATATACCAACTATTTCTAGCTATACCTAAATCAACAGGTGTTTGTAATTTAACATCTGATAATGCTTTTAATGCTCTTGTTCTTAATTCTGTTTCAATACTTTTATTAATAGTTTTAGTTAATTCATTGATACTACTACTTATACCTATTACTTTGATACCCATAGTAAACTCCTTTGTTTTATTCTATTTTAGCATTGTGTTAGTGGTTGTACGTGGTTTCCTAGGGGATATCTTAGTACCTGATACCCCATAGAAACATTAATATATTAAATAACCTTATTAATTAAGGTCAATTTTGTTTTTAGTAGTAGACTTACTTTGTATTGAACTTAAGAAAGTCTTAGCCTTATTAATTTTAACTTCATTACCAGCATTAACAGTTTTTAATGATGGAAAATACTCTTGAAAATTAATAGGTTTACTACCTTGATAAGTAGTTTGTAACAATAAAGCAGTTCTATGATCTTCTTGCCAGCCATTAGGCCTTTTATTAAAGTATTCAATCCAACCCATATATTCTACTGAACTCATATTATATAGTTCATCCATGGTTATTTTAAGATTAAATGCCATATCATATTCCGCTAACTCTACTTCCCCAGCTTATTCCCTTTATCGTCACCAGCACCTAAACCATTAAATTCTAATATATCATTAGATAGTTTAGTTAGTGGTTCAATTGGAAATGCTTCAAAATCTTCTTCTGTCATATCTTGAGCACCAATTACAGTTGCTTTAAATATAATAGCTAAAGTTTTAATAGCATCTAAAGTTGTATCATTATTAGTGTCTAAAGCTTTTTGTAATTCTTTAACACCTTTAACTGTAAGTTGTTTGAATCTCTAAATCTTGATCCATAAACTTAACAGTTTTAGTTACATCAACAATTTTAATATGTTTCATTATTTTTTGTCCTTTGTATTATTATATAAGTGCTTATTATTATTTTCAAAATCTTCCATAATTTTTCTTATCTTATGTAAGACATCTAAAGTTTCAAATACTTCTACTTTATCATCAACATCTTTTAATCTATCATATGTTTTTCTAATTGAGTTATCAATTGCTTTTTTAATATGTAGAGATGTAATTCTAAGTACATAGTATTTATTAAACTTTTTTAATAAATTATCCATTTTATTTTCCTATTATGTATATTCTATTATAGGGGTGCTTTTACACACCCCCATAAAGAATTTTATTAGTCTGCGAAAGGACCAGTATAATCTGTTGAAGTACTTAACGTCAAAGTTGCCTGATTAGAATCAGTTAAACTTGGAGTTACTTCAAAAGAAGCTACTTGACCTTTTACGTAGAACGCTGCGTTATCACCAGTAGATGCATTTTTAACATCTAACTGAAATACATATTCATTACCATCACCAACAAGACCTTGTAGGGTATTGTGAGTTCCAGGAACGTAGTTCAAAGAAAATTCTAAAGTAGGTGCGTCAGATTGACCACTAATTTGAGAAGATATACTTTGTCCATACTGAGGTACATTTACGATGTTAGCAGGTTTACCGAAAGTTGGGAATTCTCTAATTCCAGTAACTTCAGTAGCACCACTAAAATCACCAGCTATGAAAGTACCATGAGTACTATCATCAGTTGGTAATGTATATGTAGCATCAGCTTTGTATTTAAGTG